AGGCGGCTTCATGGCTACGCTACATCCAGGGGAAGAAATCATAGATCATAAAAAAGGCGGCGGTTCTGGTATCACCATCATTAATAACGTAGATGCCCGAGGATCAGGCGCAGACGTTGACGTCAAGATTCAAGCGGCCATGCAAATAACGTCTCAAAAAACGGTTATGGCAGTGCAAGATCTTATGCAAAGAAGAAGACTCTGATGACGATATATACTTTTCCAGACATTACGCCTAGCACAAGCTCATGGGAGTTGGTAACAAATACTAAAAGTTTTTCCAGCCCTTTGACTGGAGCCGTTCAAACAACTATTCGAAAGGGTAGTTATTGGCGCGTCACGATGACGTTTAATAATTTAAGCGGTAATGATCGCTCGATCATGCAGGCGTATCTTGCGAAACTGAATGGCAAACTTCACAGAATGTTGCTCCACGATCATTCATTTACTCGCAGAGGCACTGGCACTGATACTGGATTGGTCGCAGCAGCGTCACAAACGGGAACCAGTTTGGCTTGCACGGGCGCACCAGTAAGTTATAACAATTATGCCTATGCTGGCGATTATATAAGAGTCAATAACGAGTTACATATGATCGTGAATGATTCTGCAAATTCAGAGGCAGACAATTACGACACCAACGCATCAGGCAATGTTACTTTTACAATTTCACCGCCGATTCGGACAACTACATCAGCGGGTGATCCAGTCGATTTAGTGGTGCCGGTTTCTGGCGTATTTATGCTTGATAGCCAGACATCCTGGGACACTCGGCCAGGCATTGTGAGCAATTTTACTATTGAAGCCTTCGAGGATATTTTGGCATGAGCCGTGGATTTTCTACGCAAATCAATAATGCACTTCAGGCTCAAGAAGTCCGACTTGTCACGTTCGCCAAACTCGAATTCCCGTCTGGGACTGTTTATGTTCACAACTCGATTGGAACATATACCTGGGGATCTCAAGATTGGGCAGGCGTGGGAGATTTAGGTTCTATTTCGAAAGTAGAAGAAGGCACTGACGTTAGCCCTTATTCAATAACTTTAACGTTATCTGGATTAGATTCAACGATATCTGGGGCGGCGTTGACAGAAGATTACTACATGCGCCCTGTGACGATATATATTGGGTTGCTCGATACCGACGATACCTTGCTCGAAGATCCAACTCAGATCTGGGCTGGGTTCATGGATCAAATGAATGTCACTGTCGGCGCTCCTGGCGGAGATGCAATTGAATTGATTGCTGAATCCGAGCTATCTAGATTCGACAAGTCTGCAAACCTGATGTACACGAACGTCGCGCAACAACAAAGATATTCTGGCGATTTATTCTTCAATCATATTCACAAGGTTCCAGACGCAAAAATTAACTGGGGCCAATCAGGGCCGAGTGGCAATATCACTGGCGGAGCGTCAGATAGCGTACCGAGGACACCAGGGCCTAGACGTCCTGGCATGAGATGAAAGTATTAATGGCGTTAAACAAATGGCAGCGCCAAGAATTTGATTATGGCACTGTCGATTGTTGTCAATTCGCAGGGTTTATTGTTAAAGAGTTGACTGGAAAAGACTACCTAATTGATTTCAATTATAATTCTGAAAAAGACGCTGAATCTATAATAAAAGGGTTTGGCGATCTTGAGGATACCGCTGCAAGCGTTTTAGGCGATCCAACAGATGATATTTCATCTCTGCAAGATGGAAGTCCGGTGATCGTGAAAACACCCCAGGGGCAGGTTATGGGCGTTAAATTGGGTGATACAGCGGTTTGTCTTGTAAAAAAAGGAATGATTAGAATTCCTTCAGAGCACATTGCGTCGGGCTGGAAATTATGGGCTGGATAATCCCCGCAGTAAAAGGCATTTTAATAGGAATCGGTTCAGCCGCTACGTTAGGCGCGGCGGGAACTGGTGCCTTTGCTTTAGCAATTGGAGCCGCTGTAGTAGTTGGCGGAACAATCGCTCTTACAAGATTATTCGAAATAGAAATGCCCAAAGTGGATACCGATAGATCTCGGCAAGCCACGGTAAAAGGCACCACAGAGCCTTACAAAATCATCTATGGCGAAACCCTAGTATCTGGTCCAATTGCTTTCTTGGGCGTAGCGGGCGCTGAGAATCAAGATTTATATCACGTCATCGCGCTGGCGGGACATGAAGTTAATGACATTACTGATATTTATTTCGACGCAGAAAGGATAACAGACGCGCAAATTAATGGTGGATCTTCCGCTGGTGGAAACGTCACCGCTGGACGTTTTGGGCCTCAGAATAGCGTAACCATCTGCGTAATCAACAAACATCTCGGCACTGCAAGTCAGGCCGCTGATTCAATGATGGTTGGCAGTTTCAGTAATTGGACGTCGGCTTATCAAGGTAAAGGCATTGCCTATATCGCAACCAAATGGAAGTTAAACGAAGACACCCAAGAGCTTTGGGACAAATACATGCCGAGAGACATCAAGGCAGTTGTCCAGGGTAAGAAACTTTATGATCCCCGTTTAGAATATGCCGCTGTTTCAACGTATGGGCAAGACATAACAAATGCCAGTTATATAGCTTATGGCGATAACCCCGCGCTCTGCCTTTTAGATTATCTGTTAAGCACAGATTATGGGATGGGGATCTCATCATCTAAAATTGACTGGAGCGCAGTAGTCACTGCCGCTGATGGTTGTGATGTTTCCGTTTCGGTTCCTGGCGGTTCTGAGTCCAGGTTTACCTGCAATGGCGTCTTGTTTGGCACTGATTCACACCGAACGAACATCGATAAAATTCTAAACTCGATGAATGGGCAATTGTCATATGTGAATGGCACATATGTCATGCGTGCTGGTATTTACGAAAGTCCGACTTTAAGCCTGGATGAAAATGATCTTATCGGCGGTTTATCAATTAAGACATCTTTAGAGCGGGGCGATAGATTTAACACGATCAAAGGATTGTTCATCGATCCTGATCAATCGTGGAAGTCATCTGAGTTTCCAAAAGTTCAACTAGCAGATGCTGTGACCAGGGATAACAACGAAATCTTGGAGACTGAGGTTCAGTTTCCGATGGTAAATAGTAGTTATCAAGCGCAGAGATTGGCTAACAAACTTATCCAGTTATCTGATCAGCAAAAAGTGGTTACGTTCCCCGCTAATTTGTCTGCAATGCGTGTAGCGGTTGGTGATCGAGTTCAGATATCAATCGATGAATTGAGTTGGAGCAATAAGATATTCCAATGCTTGGGATGGACATTTAGCGAAGAAGGTGGAATCAATCTGACGTTAAGAGAAGATTCATCCACATCTTACGCTGATCCCGCTGTGGGAGAGTATTCGACGATCACAGTGAATGGTGATGTGATCGATGCCTTCCGAGGCATTCCAAGTCCATCAGGGTTAAGCGCGACGGCAGGACTAAAAAACATCGAATTAGATTGGGTGAATCCGCCGAACAATAAAGACTTTGAGACTATTCATGTCTTCGCGAGCCCAAATCAAAATTTCTCATCAGCAGTAAAGATCGGAGAAACAGACGGCACGCAGTTTATTCACGATGCTTCAAATGGCACAGATTCTGTAAGTCCAACTGACACTCGCTACTACTGGGTTCGAGCAATTCGATACGTTGGAACCAGTGATGAAGCTCGATCTAATTTAGAACCGAACGCTGATCCAAACACCACAGTTTTCGCGACTGTAGGTTCTATAGAGTGGACGGACGTTGAGAATACTGCACTTGGAATTGATATTGATTTGGCAACAGACACGATATCAATTGATGGCGTAGATACAGCGACGAGCACGATGACGGGCCAAGAAGTTGCTCAGTCAGGGATTAGGCAGGAAATTGAATTAGATGGCGGCGGCATCGTCATGAATGTTGGCGGCGTCATCAAAACTATCAATAAAGATTCAGAAACTGATACAACGAATGGATTCTTCTTAGGCTATAACGGGACCGATTATACGTTTGCAGTCGGTGATGCAACGGAAAGCATGATTTGGGACGGAACCAATCTCTCTGTTACTGGTGCAATCACCGCCACATCTTTGACTTTAGGGGCAGACGCTAAGGCAGATTTGCTTGCTGATCTTGAGCTCACTGAAGAGTTTTATGCTCTTAACACGATCAATCATAGTCCTCTCGGTAACATCACATTCACTCCTAATTTTTTGAATGCAACTGCGAACGACGGTGAAATCACCATCGCAGCAGGAGCCATAAAAGCAGGGCCTACGACAAGAACAACAAGCCAACAAGTGATTGTCACGCCATATGAGGGCAGCACCAAGCCTCCTTATTCTGGGAATCACTTTTATGTTATTTGGGGGCCCAGTCAGGCTTGGGCTTTAGATACAAGTGCAAGATTTCAAACGAGCGATACAGTAACGACAGATAGCGGCGGCACGTCTGCTATTTTCGTTGCGATTTATGACGAGGTGAATGATCAGTGGGCTGCTGTAGATAATTCAAACAGCACAGTTAACTTCACACCTGATGACACTGATTACGTCATAGCCATAGGGACAAAGACGTCAACAACTGGGGGAATAGATTCTCTTAAATCTATTATAGTTTATGCCGACGATCCAGAGGCTGATCAGACAGTAAATGCTCTTAATACCGGAACTACTATAACGGGCGGTGGCATTACCATGTCTTCCGGTGGCTCGATTAAGGGCGGCCAGACTGGATATGACACTGGCACTGGTTTTTTCCTTGGCTATGATTCTGCATACAAGTTCTCAATCGGAAACAGCAGTGGAAGTAAACTGACGTTCGATGGAACTAATTTGTCAGTGACTGGCAACATAACTGCATCAAGCCTTAACGTCGCAACCGCAACGGTGACTGGAACTTTCAGCGCTGCCAACATCAGTTTAGACGGAACCACGCTGCAAGATAACGGTAGTGGCGCAATTGAGGTTAAGGATGCAGGCATCACGACGGCCAAAATAGGCTCGTCGGCAATGACACCATCCAAGATTGCGCTCGGGGCGATTTCAGAAATAAACCCCGTGACGATTACCGGAAATGTTAATCGATGGGGCGGTTACGATGAGTCCGGCAATGCCGTATCGGTTGGAACGGGAATCACTGTCCAACATAATGCTGGCGCGTTGGAAATAATTAATGATGACGATCGAGCAATTCGCAGCCAAGGATTTGAAGTCGATCACAATGCGATCTATGTGATTCGAGGATCATTTAAAAAAGATAGTGCTGACGGGACTATTTATATTGGGGCCACTCAATCAACCACTCAGATTGATAGTGATTCTGATTTTGCTGATGGAGTGAATGGCCAAACCAGTATCAATTTTGATCGCTGGGATAAGGATCGAGCATCCACAACCGCAACCGATAATGCATATTTTGCAGTTAAAACCGCCACCACAAGTTATGTTTCGTTTAAGGTATTTTTGCTTGGAGCCAACGTTGATATAGATGATGTGCCAAGCCATGAGCCAAAAGCCTGGACAGGTTTTTCTAGCCAAGGCTATCCATATTTACGACTTGATAGTTCCGCGAAATATGCTGGATTGCGAATTCTGAATTGGGGTAATTCAACGACAACGACAACGCTATCAATGAAAGATCTATCGGTTTTAAAGATGGATTCAGCGACTGTCGTTGCTCAGAACATCTTCGCAGACAATCTAGCAGCGATCACTGCAGATCTCGGAACAGTAACGGCTGGAAGTCTTGCTTCTAATTTAATTACTGGCGATGTAAACGAAACCTATGCTCTAAGCCACATCCCTCCATATCAAACTGTAAGTGTAACGTCTAGTTTGACTACCTTGCTAGAACCCGTGATCCCAGCTCCCGCAACTTCGAAACGAAATTTAGTTGTCGCGAATTGTTCTTTTACTCTTAGCAGAACAACGGGTGGCGATGATGAAGTTGGCGTTGGCGTTTTAACTTTTAGAAGATCGAAGGGTGAAACCGCGTTTTCCATTGGAACTGTTGCAGTTGCTGGAACGGCTACCAGCACTCATCAAGAGATAAAGATATTAGGCGACAAGACTAATTTGATCGGATCATACGGAGCTTGTGATTCAAACTCGTCTGGAACGTCTGGAATAGATTTTCTGTACATAAAGTCAGTTTATTACGACGGTACATATACAGTTTTGAACTTGCGAACATTAACAGGAACTGGCAGCACAACCTGGACTAACGGTGATACAGTTTATTATTCAGCAGACGCATTTTTTTCATCTAGCGTTTATGTGTCGTGGTTTACAAAACAAGTCAGCACGTATGTAATCGCTGGCGGATCTAGCCAAAATATAGTGATTCCAACGTTGAGTTATCTCGGGCCAACAACGACAGCGACGGAGATTAGATTTCGAGCAGAGGTTTATACTGGATCAACAAATTCAACAGTATATTTTGATGAACTCTCAGGATATCTAGGAAATGTCAAATGATTATCGGGTACACTGATCAAAATGGAGATCATCAGGTTGCGGTGGCTGAGAAAGCTAGAGATTTGCCTGCGATGTTGGATGATTTGATAGAACAAAAGCGTAACGATGATACAGTAATTTCTTGCTGGGCGGGATATGAAGACGGCGGCAGAATTGTTAAAATAGCAACTACTTAGCAGGAGATTCTCATGGCAGATCCCTTTTTATATACAAATTCACCCAATCAGAGTGGATTGGTTCTCGATATGGTGCCCGTCACGCCATCTGATGGCAGTGATAATGTCGGCGCTGGCAATGTGGCAATCGGGCTTTACGTGGAAAACGGCGGCACAATCGTCTTTTTGAACAAAGATGATAACGAGAGGACGGTAGTCGTACCAGATTTCTATACTCTGGTTTGCTCAGTTTCACGCGTAAAATCGACTGGCACCACAGCGACTGGTATTCACGCACTCGTATATTGAGGTGATTGATGGCTACAGTTACCGTTAAGCAGGGTGACACCCTGGAGTGGACGATCACTGTTACGTCTGGCGGTAGCGCAGTCGATATTTCATCATATTCGATCAGAGCGCATATCCGGCAGAATCAAACGCTAGTTGCTGCGCTGACGGTAACATTGTCCGATCCGAGCAACGGGATATGTACGTTATCCGCTACGGCTGCTCAGACAGATACCTGGGCGTCTGGCAATCACAACTGCGACATCGAATTCACTGATGGATCAAGCGAAGTTTTCTCGACAGAGACGTTTATCGTAAGCGTGCTTGAGGATATCTCGCATGACTAGCCTCGCGATTCCGAGTCGGAATGATGCAGCAATCACGTTTGCCATTCCAACCAGGAAGGATTTTGACGTCTCATTAAAGATCCCAGCGGCAAATTTGCTCGCGATAGATCTTGTGAATGCTGTCAATAT